AATTAATTTGGACTTGATGAGAGATATTGAACCTCTCACTGAAAATCAAAAACTATTATACGAAGCATACGCTCAAGATAAAAATGTTGTTGCCTATGGATGTGCTGGAACAGGTAAAACATTTATCACTCTTTATAATGCTTTGCAGGATGTGTTAGATGAAACCACACCCTATGAAAAGATTTACATCGTAAGGTCTCTTGTTGCTACTCGTGAGATTGGTTTTCTTCCTGGAGATCATGAGGACAAGTCTTCACTATATCAGATTCCATATAAGAATATGGTGAAGTATATGTTCTCTCTTCCTACAGAGTCAGACTTTGAGATGCTGTATGGAAATCTGAAAACTCAAGGAACAATTTCTTTCTGGAGCACTTCATTCATTCGTGGAACAACTCTAGACAAATCTATTGTAATTGTAGATGAATTTCAAAACTTGAATTTTCATGAACTTGATAGTATAATTACTCGTGTGGGTGAAGACTCTAAAATTATGTTCTGTGGAGACGCAACTCAAACAGACTTAATCAGAACAAATGAAAGAAATGGTATTATTGATTTTATGAGAGTTCTTCGTCTGATGCCATCTATAGAATTGATTGAATTTGGAGTGGATGATATTGTTCGCTCTGGACTGGTGAAAGAATACATTCTTGCAAAACTGGAATTAAATTTATGAGTTTTATTCATTGTAATTACCTAGGTGATCTTGAACTAGAAAAGAAAGAAACAAACGGCATTCGTCTTTATAATCTACCAAACGGAGAGTGGGTGCCATCAATTACTTCTGTGACTTCTTTTTATAATCGCCAAATCTTTGCTGATTGGCGTAAGCGAATTGGTCTTGAGGAAGCGAATCGTATCACCCGAAAAGCAACAGCAAGAGGAACTAATTTCCATTTAGTCTGTCAGGATTACCTGGAGAATAAAGAACTGAACTGGGATGATTATCAACCCCTCACAAAGTTTATGTTTTATCATGCGAAACCTTATTTGGATAAGATAAATAACATACACGCAATTGAGAGAACACTCTATTCAGAATATCTTGGACTTGCTGGTAGAGTAGATTGTATTGCTGAATATGACGGCGAACTTGCAGTCATTGACTTTAAGACATCAGAAAAAATTAAACCAGAAGAGTGGCTTGAGAACTACTTCGTCCAAGAAATGTTCTATGCTGCTGCTTATTATGAACTCACAGAAATTCCTCCAGTAAAACTCATTACTATTATGGTGACTCCTGGTGGTGAAGTAAAAGTATTTGACAAAAGAAACAAAGAGGATTATATTAAGTTATTAGTTCGCTACATTAAAGAATTTGTATCTCACAATACTGGACACAATGGAGAATGAATTAGAGAAGGCATTTGAAAATAAATTCTTTTGCCCCTCACGGTTCGCACAGGAAATAGAATCTCTTGTCCAGAATCAAGAGGACATGAATTATATTGATGCGATTGTTTATTTCTGCGAGATGAACTCTATTGATTTAGAGTCCGTTCCAAAACTCATCTCAAAACCACTAAAAGAAAAGATTCGCTACGAAGCAATGGAACTTAACTTTCTTAAGAAGACTTCCCGTGCAAAATTAGTCTTTTAGTTTTATTTCCAGCAGAAAAAATTTCCGGCAAAAAATTTTACTTATTACTTTTTGATGATGCCATATGATGCCTATCGTTGTTATTTGTCTTTAAAGAATCACTTCACCAAAGACAACTATGATTATCACAAATATTGTGGTAAAAGTCGTGCGACCGTTCAGTCTTTTTATAAACGCAAAGACAGATTTTGGTTTGAGCGTGTTACACGACAGAAAACAGATCAAGAGATTGTAGATTTTTTCGTATCAAACTTTATCACCTGCACGGATCCAAGTAAACTTTGGATAGGAGAAATTATCAGAGAGGGTGAAACACGATACTCAGATTGGAAGAAAAGAAATCAATCATTATCTTATGTGTTTAGAGAAGAAACTGAAAAGTTATTTGACTCTAAAAAAGTAGATGATGTTTTTGATTGCTCTAGAGGACATCCACCCGTTCTTAAAAGTTTCCTGAGCGGGAACATTAGTATGGAAACACTAGTGATTTATGATAGAATATTCCTGTTCGGGAACAAGTTTGATAAGAAACTACAAGACCCAGTGTGGGAAACCGTCAGTATGAGAATGAAAAAATATTCTCCGTTTCTAAATATTGATGTACCGCGTTATAAAAATATCTTGAAAGAAATCGTTTTAGGAGAAGCATGAGTTTTTTTGATTCAGAAATTGTAAGAGCAGAGATGACAGAAATCTCTGAACTGCAAGAAGAGGTTTATGGAAGCGTATTAAAGTTTCCATCTATGTCTAATACTGATAAACTTTATCATGTTGAACTAATGGAAAAACTCCTGGACAAGCAAAAGGTTCTCTATGCTCGCTTGAGTTTATCGGACGATCCTGATGCTGTTGAGATGAAAGAAAAAATCTGTCAGTCTGCAATTATGATGGGACTTCCACCAAATGTTGATATGAGTGTTGTGCTTGGGAGAATGTCAGAAATGCTTCAAGTGATGAAAAGACAGATTGACAGTTAGATAATCAACTGATAGAATAACAAGGTACACAAAAGCCAAATCCGTACAAATCCGAGGTAATCCTAAGTCTTTCGCAGACCTTAAAAAACAATCTTCTCTGGGATCTCTTACACAGAAACTGGTTAAAGAAGTAGAGAAGATGAGCGCAACTTCAGGTGGAGATGATGATCGTCTCTGGAAACCTGAACTGGACAAAACTGGTAACGGTTTTGCAGTGGTTCGTTTCCTGCCTGCTCCTGAAGGTGAAGAACTTCCCTGGGCAAAAATGTATTCTCATGCATTCCAAGGTCCTGGTGGTTGGTATATTGAGAACTCTCTGACTACTGTGGGTCAGAAAGATCCTGTGTCTGAGCACAATCGTGAACTCTGGAACACGGGTAGTGATAAAGATAAAGAGACAGTGCGTAAGCAAAAGCGCAAACTGAACTACTATAGCAACATCTATGTGGTCAAGGATCCTGTCAATCCTCAAAACGAGGGTAAAGTCTTTCTGTTTAAGTATGGTAAGAAAATCTTTGATAAGGTAATGGCAGCAATGCAACCTGAATTTGAAGATGAAACTCCCATCAATCCGTTTGACTTCTGGCAGGGTGCAAACTTCAAACTCAAAATCCGCAAAGTGGATGGATACTGGAACTATGATAAGAGTGAGTTTGAAACCTCTGCTCCTCTGCTGAGTGATGACGATGCTCTGGAAGCACTCTGGAAAAAGCAATATTCCCTCACGGAACTTGTTTCTATCTCTCAGTTCAAGTCTTATGATGACTTGGATAAGCGTCTGAAGTATGTTCTAGGCACAAAGGGAACTTCCCGTATGAGCACGGTGGAAGAGGAGACTGAGTATGACAACTATGTTGAACGCAATGAAACTGTTGTGAAAGAACTAGAAGAGTCCTATGCTCGCTCTAAAACTCCTTCACTTCCTGTTGTGACGAAAGAAGTTGATGAGGATGAAGATGATGCTCTGTCTTATTTTCAGAAACTCGCAGAGAGTTGATTAACTAAATAAAAATACCTGTAAGTCGCATTATGGGTGGAAAGGGTGCTTCGGCACCTTTTCTTGTATAAATAGTATTGCGACTTACAGAGTAGAACCATGGAACTCATAGAGTATCACTATGTCTACTATTCCTATGAGGAATATGGTAGAGGATATATTGGATCAAGAACTTGTAAATGTTTACCAGAGAAAGATGTAAAATATTTTGGTTCTTTTAGTGATAAAACATTCAAACCAACTCAGAAGATAATTTTAAAAAGTGATTATGCCATAAGAGAAAACGCATATGCTGATGAAATTCTTTTGCAGAAATATTATAGAGTAGTAGAAAATCCTCATTTTGCAAATAAAGCATATCAAACTACAAGTAAATTTTTCTACATCCCTACTAAAAATTCTTCTAAAAAAAGAAAATCAATGTCGCAAGAGCAAAAAAATAAACTTAGTAGTATTGCTAAAGGTAAAAAAATGAGTGAAGAGCAAAAACAAAAAATATCCCAATCTAATAAAAACAGAAAGGTTAGTGAAGAGACTAGAAAGAGAATGAGTGACTCTGCTAAAAAAAGAGTTTATAAAAACAAAGAGGAATGGATAGAAAAAATAAAAAAAGGTAGAGAAGGACAATCTTCTTGGAACAAAGGAGTTCCGCATACAGAAGAGACTAAACAAAAGATATCAGATACTTTAAAATCTAAGAATAAAGTCTAATATTTTCTGCTCTTTTTAGATTTTCTGAAATATACTGAGTGGAACCCTCTTTATATTCCATCATTTCTTCTAAGTCATCAAAGACAATATTTAAATATTGTGGTTTAAGTAAAAAGATATTTCGTTTATCATTATTGATTTTTTCTTCATATTCATAGTTGGTAATTGGGCGGGAAACATTATCAATTGTAACTTGAGAATCTGCAAAGTAGTCATAATAACTTACACTCTGTGCAGCACCAACTCTAACTCCTTTAGGAAAAATTACAACATCTTGACTATTTTTAACTTGATTTGACTCATAATGATGAATACCATTATAGAGAGTATCATAGTTACCATATTTTTCTAAAAGAAATGCGTCAAATGTTGCTTGAGGCATTGGCCACTCTGTTTGAATGTTTAGAATATTATTAGAGGTAAGAACAATCCAATCTAAAGTGGGATCATTATAAACTTCATTTGCAACATTATCTGGACGATCATCACCACTAATTTGATACTTTTCAAAAAATGTCAATTCTTGAAAAATATCTTCTCTTAATTTTCCTTTTTTGAAAAGATTTTTAACCGTAGAATAATCAGATATAGCAACATCATTTCCATCACTTGTGCGATTAACATATTCAAAATTGGGTAGATTGCGGAAGTATGGATTTGCCATTTTAGAACTTTATCTCTGTATCTGGACCACCGCTACCTGTTCCTGGACCATAATCTTCATTAAATACTGGTTCAAGTTCTTGGAACTGCATCTGCATTTCATATGACACCATCGGACCATCATAAAATGTAGCATATTGCCCTTCTGGTGTATAATTTGT